GAACGTAGATATTCCTCGGATATCCGCATTCTCCTTATCCACCCAATCAGACCAAACATCCTCAATTTTCTTGTTGAGTCTTTCATTTAGCTTTCCTGCTTTGGTCTTGATTTTGCACTGTGGCTTTATACCTGTACCTACTACATTTCGCAGTAACGCCAAAACGACACTTTCAGCAAGGTCACTATTAAGTTCTGCTGCACGTGCACGCCCTCGGATCAAATCACGTTGGCCTGATGCTACTTGTTCAGCTGTACCAAATACTGGCATCCAGTCGCCACTCAATCGGTCTGTTGACGCCGCATCATATCCACGTTCAAGCGAACTACGGAAATATGCTCTACGAGCAGCTCGTTCTGGATTGAAATATGCTATTACCTTATCGAGTATGTTCATCGTCGCTCCCATGACACGTAGGATGTCGTGCTATTACCTTCCTCATCATCAACGCGAGACATTAACTCACGTTCACGGGCGTATAATGTCGGCAGGTCATGCGTCTTAAATCGCTTACCACCTACAGACATCTCAGCGTATCCATTCGTCTCAATTTCCTCGATTATCGTTCGAATACGCTCCAAGTCTTCTCTTGCGCTCATGGTCTCACCTCCTTCTTAACTAAACCAACCTCGGCTATCTGCATTAAAGTCTTCGTCATCCGTATCTTCGTCCTCCTCATCGGTATCCAGGTTATATTCGGGTAAGTATTTAACACCTACCGAGTCCGCCACCATGGCGTTGTATACACATGTATCCAACAAGTGATTTGTTGGATGACTGGTTAATGGTTTCCATTGCACTGTAACTGCTCCGGTCTTTACATTTCGGATTTCTTGCTTTTCCTCCGACCGGAGGTGCTCCGAATATTCCTCTGGGCAATCCTTAAATAAATGGATTGTGCCAGGCTCATTAGCCGGACGTACCATACGTGCAAATATAAAGTCCTTCCAGTAATCGGTATTCACTACGTACAGCTTCATACCGCCGATGACGCCTTTCTCGATGCTGCTCATCTTATATGGCGGAGCTAGAGGACTGTGTGATGAATCGCCTTTAACTGGCACGCATACTTCTGGGTACTGTGCGCAGTACTGATATACTTCATCTGTTCGGTAGCCACTATCGATACCGGCCCTCACAATCTTACGGGCCTCACCATACTCTGATGGATATTCTCTATCAATGAGTATCTCGGTTAAGTCTGACCAACTACTTGCTTGACCATAATCAACTAAATAACTTGATACTCCATGAGCGTAGGCTCTAACCTCCCACCAGAAATGATCTTGCTGCACGTCGACAGAGGCGATAAGTAGTGGCGCATGCTGTGGCACAATACCGCGAGGAACTTCCGACTGCGTAAACACGAGGTTCTGCGTGCTTTTAGTTTTCGCAGATTTCCACGGCTCTGCTAGCCATGAATTGATGAAGTTCATTAACTCACTTGGCGTATCTTTTGATTTGACAAACTCATACGCTACATCCCCGAAAGTGACCCATGGAGAATATAGAGATGATAGATGATAGGCGACCGACCGGACGACTCGAACTTGCGATTCATTCACCGCCCGCCATTCACCTTGCCGGAGCATATCCATCTTATGCTTATCATCAATACGGTGCTTACAATGTTCGCACTCATAATATGCGGTATCACGTATCATATCCGCATTGCCATGGTGTTCTTCCGGCCATTTTATCTGTTTGAATTTGAGGGTCTGCGACACCCCGCAATGCGGACATGGCACGTAATACTGCTTACGTTCATTTGCACCCATATAGGATTGCCAAATATTGCCACTTTCAATCGTAGGAGTTGACACCCTTACAATCTTCTTATCAACGAATGTCTTGGTACGTTCCTCAGCCAGCTTAATCGGATTCGCTTCCTTACCGGAGAAAGCTGGGTACTTATCAATTTCATCGAAGAATAAGTACTTAATTGACCGACTTGACAAGCTACTTGGTGAGTTCGCTCCTACGAGCACCATGTAATTCCCATTAACGAAGTCTAACTCTAGTAGCTTACTGCTTTCGTCATACATATCCGCAAGCGGCTCTACGCTCCTAATCATTGGCTGTACACGTTTATCACTAGCGAATTTCGCGATAGTATCCGTCGGGTAAACCATCATGGTTGGAGATACGGTTTGATGTAACGCATATCCAATCATATTAAGCTCAGTTTCCGTCTTACCAATCTGCGATCCGAAACATAACGAGATGCTTTCAATGAGAGGGTCTGTGAATTTGTCCATAGGCTCCTTGAGATAAGGTGTCCGTGCTGTACGCCAGCGCCCAGGTTCGGCAGATATATTAGTCAGTACCCTGTACTTATCTGCCCATTCTGAAACGGTGTATCTTTCAGGTGGCCTGAATGCCTCTAATTCCTCAGGGAACCAGTCAACCTTTAGGCTTACCTTTTCCCGCGGCTTTGACTTTCGGCGTGTACTCGCCTGCGCGTGCGTAGCTTTCGAGGTATTCTTCGACAAGGCCATTCACCACCTTTTCTACATGAGCACGTTCCTCAGGATCCGTGAATTCACTTCCGATACGCTTACCTAATTTGGTAAACGATGTTTTTAATTCCAATATTCGGTTAGCCCATGCCTGCGCCACATCGGCACGAGGGACATATTCGCCATTAAGCACATCTAGCATTTTCTTTTCACGCGCGGCCTTTGCTTCTTTATAATCTGCTTCGGCTTCTAACTTACGAGTTGATGCGGATTTGCTTTTAGCGTTATCACCTTTCGCCTGTCCTAAATACACGAGGACTTCCCGGAGATTCCACCAACCTACAGAGGCTTTAGGCATCCCTGCTTTATGATGTCGAGAAATAATTTCCGGAGTGACCCGCAAGAGGTCACATAGTTGAGTGCTTGATACGAGCAGATTGCCCGCAGCATCAAATTTCACTCTAGGTTTTGTGTCCGCCATAGGTGTACTCCTTTCTAAATTCGTCTTTCTACATTCAACAGGAAAATTTTTCTCACAGAGAGAGGACCATCGCGCGGGGGCGACCAGCGGCCATTTTTCGCCCGCGGAGTACCTTTTCTAAATTTTTATTTTCTCAATTAGGTATTATCATTGATACTCAATAAGAAAAAGGGTAGACCTCAACTAAGTAAGGTCTACCCCGGGGCAGTGCAGCATGCAGACATATTGTGCGGGCCAGACACTGCCTGCTATCTACTACATTTACATTATATTAAATTAAGAGTGTGCCATTCTATGCCATCTTTTCAAATTCAGCTATTGCTTTCTTGTGAAGTCTGTGAACTTGTCGCCACGAATACCCTAGTTCGACAGCTATCTGCTCCCATGGTAATGCATTAATGTATCTGAGATTCAGTACATCCCTGTATTGTCCGTCAGTTATTTGGTTGATGACTTGCTTGACCTTGTTTCGAGAATCAATCAATTCATCCCATTCTCTGTTCAGCTCCTCTCTACATTCTTGTAAGTGCTTACTGATTCGTGGCATAGCATCTCCTGATTCACATATCTGTATAGCTTCTGAATGTAAATCTCGGTTAATCGCATCCAGCTGAATCTCTAACGCACGCATTCGCTGCTCAGTATGGCGGACAGCTTGTAGTTCTTCTTTAGCCATCATATGCGATAGTCTCCATATTTACTGATAATCATCTGCGCTCGTAGTAATCCGTCAATGTATCCGCTTTCACGAATTCTATCATCTAACATAGGTGATCTCAGTTGTCTATTACGGGCTCGTATGATGGCAAGACTTAAATCTGACTGTATGGCACCTACAATCACATCTGCCATACTCCTACGCTTCTGCATCCTTTACCTCCATACGTTCGACAATATCCTCGATGGCTTCTACCATGTCTGCTTTGCACTGCTCAACAGCGGTAAACATCTCCTCACACATGGCATATGCATCATCACTTAGGTCGTCATCTAATTTCTCGGCAACGTTATCTTTGAGATTATCTACGACCTTAACTATATCCATGACAAGATGATACGTGTCATCTAGATAGTGCCCTTTGTTAATTAGTAGTCGCTCGACTTTTGTCATGCTGTTCCCTCTTTGCAATTTCCTGATTTAGATACCAACGGGCTTTTTTCAAATCCTTAATTGCATCGTCCTTATGCCCTGCTCTTGATACATACTTCACGACATTACCCAATCGATATCCTAATTTCTTATCTTCAATATAATCGATAACCTCGATGGTTCCTTGTGTATAATGGCTTGGGTGATTAATATCATCCTTGTGATTCGATACTTCTTGTAATCGTTTTAGATTTTCGTTAGCTGCCAAACGTTTTAAAGTTTCATCAGCTGATAACCTTACAGGTGGTGACGGGGGTCTATTTGGTCTCTCATACAATCTACCTGGGGTCAGCCTCAATGCAGCCATGTATCTTCGATTATCAAGATACTTATCAGTGATATCTATAACTTGAATAGTCGTGTAACTCACTATTACCACGATGGCCCCGATTAATCCTGCCATTATAAATTGATCCATATTAATCATCCTTTCTGTATTTATCGATTCTTGCTTTTAGGCTTTGCAGCACATATTCCTGTGCTCGGTCTTTTTGGGCTAGTGCATCCATCATATCCTCATCACGAGTTCCCTCACATATTAGATGATGGATAATTACCTTCTCCATTTGACCTTGGCGATGTAACCGCTTATTAGCTTGTTGATATAGCTCAAGACTCCAGTTTAGCCCGAACCATATTACGTGATTCCCGCCGTCCTGTAAGTTAAGCCCATATGCCGTACTAGCCGGATGTGCTAATAGAATATCAATATCTCCAGCATTCCACGCTATCTCATCATCAGCGCCCTTTAACTCACGGACTCGTAATTTGGTCTTAGCTAATGCAGCTTTTAGTCGTTCGCAGTCATGCTTGAAATTATAAAACACTAATGCAGGCTTACCGTTTAGCTGTTCTACAAGTTCCATGAATGCCTCAATTTTACAGCCATGTATCTCGTGAACGTTCCTGTCGCCATCATATACGGCACCGTTCGATAATTGTTGTAGCTTTGTAGATAATGCTGCTGCACTCAAAGCTGTGATATCTTCGCCAGCTTCAATCAACTCTAATACAGATGTGCGTTCCATATCTTCATAGGCTTTTTTGGCTTTCGCATCTAGCTGCACGTATTTAATATCGTTGATTACTGGAGGTAACTCCAAATAGTCACTAGCTTTCATGGATATGCATAACCCAGATATTGCCGCCATGATACTATCATTTGAATCGGATTTAGGTTTATAGGAATACACCATTTCGCGTGACCTTTGATCAGGCTCGAAATAGTAATCTCTAAATCCTGTATATGTTTTCCCTAATGACTCACCGCGGTCTAATAAATACACTTGCGCCCATAGATCGATTAATCCGTTAGGGGCTGGCGTACCTGTTAACAATACCATACGCTTGATGTGGTTATACATATAAGCTAATGATTTAAATCGCTTAGCTGTGTGGCTTTTAAAAGAACTAGATTCATCCACAACTACCATGTCAAATGGCCATGCATTCTTGTAGTAATCAACTAACCACGTTACATTCTCACGATTGATAATGTAGATATCAGCTGGTGTGTTTAAAGCCTTAATGCGCTTTGTCAGACTACCTAACACAGTAGATATTCTTAATACACCTACGCCGTCCCATTTTCGTGCTTCTCGTTGCCATGTAGCCTCCGCTACTTTCTTAGGTGCTATGATTAGCACTTTACGAATGGCGAATCGGGAATACTTCAATTCGTATATGGCGGATAACGTGATAATCGTTTTCCCTAAACCCATATCTAGGAATAGCCCTATCTTATTTTGATTAACAGTTCTATCAATACAATATCGCTGATACGCATGCGGAATAAACTGCATTACGCTTTCACCCCAAATTCTTCTATGAATTGATCCAGATAACCAGCTACTGCATCTGCACCTTTTAACACAAATACCTTTTGATTTAACTTTTGTAGTTCACGGGCTTGGACTGCCTGCAATCGCGACAGTACGCCTTTGGATGTCTTCAATTCTACGAAATGTATAACACCATTCGGCCATATGACGATGCGATCAGGCACACCGACATTACCAGGGGATACGAATTTATATGCTTTACCTCCCGCGCGTTTGACACCTGCGATTAATTTTCTCTCGATATCTTTTTCTAGCATTTCTCACCTCTGAAATTCTTAAACGTTAACATGTTTACATACGCGTATATGAGGGTTCAAATTAAGGCTGTAAAGGGCGTATTTTTTCTTAAAACTCTTTGTTTTGATATTTACCAGTATATAATGTTAACCATGTTAACCAACCTATATGAATATAGATAAATACTGACTTTATGCGTTAACATAGTACGTTAACATTCTCCGAATTCGTTAACATTCTAATGTTAACCAAAATACTGAGAATGTTAACGCTTAATTGAGAATGTTAACACTAAAATTTCAGTTTTGACTCGTTGATTCTAAACCCTCTTTGATGCCCATATTCACCAAATCTCATTAACTGACTTCCGCCCATTGTATACGGGGAGTCTGCCAGTATTTGGTTAATTTCCCTGGTCTCGATCTTCTTCATGCGACTTGGGTCGTTACCAAAACATTCCCACCATACCTCTGCCGCACAAATGCGGTCACGATATACTAACTCTTGACCATCGGCAGGCTTAGCATTCATGCTAAGATACGTCCTCCGGGCGCTACGACTCATCACATTCCAATTTAGTGGTACCTTAATTAATAAAAACTCATTAATCAGTCCTGCTTTGGTATTCGACTCCATATGCGCCTCTCTAGCCGCATCAGCCAGTTTTAGTACAGCCGGGTCATCCTCGATAATGAGGCTTTCCCCGCTTTTATAACGATACAAGGCCTCCGCCCATAACTGGTCAACTTCTCCCGGAAGATTAACAAATATGTTCTTTCGCGGAGTCGTCATCTCAAGATCAATAGGCCAAAATCGGCGATTACCCGTAATATCTTTTAGGAATTCATATTGATTCGTGCTGCCAAAGAACACACACTGCCGTGGATATTCTTGCGTACGTCGGCCATACGCTTGACGAAATACATCTACTTGACGACTTAAGAACTGCTTAGATGCATTTTCTTCAGCCCTTGAATACCCTGCCATTTCACCAGCTTCTATAATCCATTTACCTTGAATGCCTTCCGCAGCTTCCTTACCTTCAAAGGTATTTAAGCCATCAGCATACCACTTCTTGCCCATCGTGCGGATAAGAGTACTTTTACCGATACCCTGACCGCCGATAAGAATTGGCATCGTGTCATACTTGCATCCAGGCTCAAACGCTCGCGCTACTGCCGCCGTAAATGACTTTCTAGCGGCTGCACGGGTATATACATTATCATCAGCCCCTAAGTAGTCGATGAATATGGTATCTAATCTGGCAATGCCATCCCAGGATAACCCGTTAAGGTAATCTAGTACTTCATTAAATCCATTTTGCTCAGCACACATGATGAGGGCGTCCATGATTTTATCCTTGCCGGTGATATCATATTTATTCTCTAGATACCACCGTAAGCCCGCATCATCTGCGTCTGTCCATATACGAAGTCCTGGTGTTGGGTTCCATGGTAGGGCCCCTTTTGCCACGTATCTCGAACCAAATCTATCATAGGCAAGTCTACCGACAAGCGCCGGATCATGGTGCATGATTTTAAGCATGTTATCTAGCGTATTTTTAGGACGACCGTTTTCGTCGTACTTCAGTGTCGAACTTTTCATCCAATCGACGTTTGTCAACGCATTAGGGTCGAGGTCGGATGTCTCAGCATGGGCCGATACATCCGTGATAATATCAGCGAATACATTTGATGCTGACTCTCGGGCGCGAGCCATGTTGAGTTCATTAACGACTACCGTATCTTGCATAGCTAGTTTAGACATAGCCATGTAAGATGGCAGCTTATGCCCAGGTGTCCCATCCTTAGCAGTCTCGTCTAAGCTGTGGAACTTATGTAGCCGGATAAGGTCAAAGGCATTAACTAATTGACCACTACACGGGTCAGTATTATGGTGACTGAACAGGAATGTATCGTCATCATATATAACTGCCCCGGCTACCGTTGAGCCAGTAACAAACGTTAAGCGGTCCTCGCTGCCGTCAACATCGACATATGCATGAGGTATGAATTTATCAATCGCCTCACGGATACCATATATTCGACAAAAGGCACCTACGATACCTGGCTTTTCTCTCGGATCAGCTTGCTTTGCGAGTAGCTGCTTTTCATGCTGCGATGCTTCCTTACCTGGTACTTGTGGCCAAAAACGCACATCTCGCCAATCAGTGTATTGGCCGAGCATACCGTCAGTAGATAAGAATGCCTTATCGCCTACATAATATACATATTGCGCATCATTCGGGCATGATGGCCAATACATAAGCCGAGAAGCTTCGAACGTAGTTCCATCCATCATACCGATGCCAATGAGCTCTGCCAGCTTACGAGCAATAGGCTCATACTCATCAGGTGTCATCGTTCTATCAGTAGGGACGATAACACGTAACCGCGGACGATGCACCGTATGAGAACGGGTTGAGTAGATGACATAAGCCATGCCTAGGCTGTCAATCGTGCGGGCGACGTTCTCAGTTTCCCCAGGCGATATGGCATCCATATCAAGGGTAATTAGATCACGCCCAGACACGTTAATAGCTTTACGTTGTAGACCGTTTAAAGTACCACCAACAAAGCCGCCTATGTCCTTTAGCTTGCTTTTCTCAGATTTTGGTAATCTGTGGTATTCGTCCACGGTTTCTGTTGTACGAACGGGGATTTTGAGGCGTTCACAAAACTCGGACCACAACATCTCCGTACGGGTCCATTGCTTTGATGTGCGACTCGCACCGATACTGATGGTAATCAGTTTATCGTTTTGCAAGTGTATCCCCTCCTAATCTTTCATGTAATATTCGTTAGTAAATCCTGCGGATGATAATAGTAGCCCGTCTGCCCAAGGTATGGCGATTGAGAATATAGCATTAACATCATCCAATGTAGATTCTGCATTCTCCTTGTTGACTTCAAGTACAGCTTCATCGTGAATGTGCATAATAATTTGATATCCTACATCCGCCAATCGACGCAGAGTCAAAGCTAAGCAATCACGAGCGACTGCTTGCGTGATGTTTTCGACTAATTTACCTCCATAGGTGCTTTCCGTAGCCCATGCAGCATTTACCTTAGTCTTAAAATGTACAGCATCCTTACCGAACGCATTCTGCTTAATGCTTGGGCTAGGATAAAATAACTTACGTCCGCTAGGTAGTTCAATCGTCATATAACGGTAACCGTATATTGGATCAATTTCCAAACGGAACATAATGCCGTGGTCAAGGCCTATAGGATTCCCGGTAGTAACGGTGTACACGGCCGCATTCTCAACGGCATACCACAAATCTCGTATTCTAGGCGACGCATTACGCCACAAATTTACGATTTCAGGTAATTCCTCCTCATGGAGTCCCATATCAAGAGCTCCCATGGCTTTTAGCGCATTCACTCCGCCTTGATAGCCGAGTGCCAGTTCGGCGACCTTGCCCTTTTGGCGAAGGTGTCCATTTTCGCCATGTTTAACAACGGGAACACCAAACATAGATGATGCGGAAGCACAGTATATGTCTCCGCCCTCAGCGAATACACGTTGCCGCCAATGCTCTCCCGATAGCCATGCAATAACACGAGCCTCAATGGCCGAGAAGTCGGCCACACATAATGTATTGCCTTCTTCAGCAATAATTGAGGTACGAATTAATTGAGATAGCGTATCCGATACGTCACCATATAGAAGTTCTAGCCCTTGACGGTTTTTGGTTTTAACGAGATGCCGAGCCGTGTCAAGGTTCTCGATGTAATTTCTCGGTAGGTTCTGCACCTGGATAAGACGACCCGCCCAGCGTCCGGTACGGTTGGCTCCATAGAACTGCAATGTTCCCCTGAGTCGAAGATCAGCACCCATGGCACTATCAGTCATCGTATATTTAGATACAGATGACTTAGCTAGCTTTTTACGAATCATGAGTACTTTTGCGGCAACGTCATCGGCATCCATCAGAGCATCAGCCACAGTGTCCTTAGTTAACTTCTCAAGACTGACATTAGTATTATTGTTTAACCAGTCAAGCAATTGATTCCGGCTGTTAGGGTTGCTAAGTCCTGTGATTTGGTAAGCCTCATTCATCAACATTTCTCGATTTTCCTCATCAATGTATAAGGCACCCTCAACCAATTCACGATCAATGCGTACACCTCTACTATTGATTTGGATATCAAGATACCAATCTTTCCACGTATCATCAGGTACGGGGAATGAGGCTAATCTGTGATAACATTCCATCTCAGTGATAACGTCCTGGCGGTTGTACTCAATGAATGCATTCCACTTATCCATATCATGTCTAGGTAGATTACGGGTACGGCCCCCATTACGTTTGGTAGGCTTACATGGTGTACAAAAGTACTTGATAAGTGCTTTCCCCGATGTGTCCTTTTTCTTATCCTGAGGTAACCCCAGGGCCTTGCCGAGTAAGGCTAGGCCCATAGGATATCCTAGGTAGGCACCGTGAATCATCGTGCACTGCCACTGATCAACAGATGTGAGTAACCCTGCACGATTTAGACACGTAATTTCAAATTGTGCATTGTAAGCGTGCTTGATTACATCTGGGTTTAATAAATCACGAATTACACTGTCAGGAATTACTCCTCCCTGCGCTAAATCTACAACTTCAACAGGACCAAAGTCGTAGGAATACGCAAATAGTAATATGGCGAAATCAGGCGATTCAGTATATTTGTACACTCCGAATGAGATATCAGTCGATGAATATGTTTCTATATCAATACTTAGATGCCTCATATCAGGCACCTATTAGTAAGGTTGACCAGTTACAGGGTTAATCCCTACAGGAGCCTGTTGTACAGATTGCTGAGGTGTCGTAGCATATGCCGGTTGTACATAACCCTGTTGAGCTGCTTGTTGTTGCACAGGTTGACCTGCTGCTACTGGAGCACCGGTATACACATTAGCTGCGCTACCTTGAGGTGCACCAAATACAGAGGATGCTGCAACAGGCATGCTGCCTAACGCTTCACCATCGCGTACTTTTTGAACAGGGCCCAAACCACATCCGATACCAGTGGATTGATTGGAGTAGAAGAAGAATCGAACGAGTACATTGACATACATGCCGGAGTATACTTGTGTAGGATTTGTGAGAGGATTACCTTGAAGATCTACTACTTCAACTTTATAGCTAGCATCTTGCGCTGCTGTAAACACCCAATGACCTTTACATTCAGGACCAAACTCCTTACCAGATTGTGTGTATCCATCACCGTCATGAATTGGCACTTTTGGCTGTGCTGGAACACGTGCGCCGAATTTAGTACGTGCTGATTGGATAGCAGCTTCGATAGCATTCATGAGAGCTTGGTGTTGAGCTACATCAGTTTTAGGTAAAAGAATAGTAGCTGAATATCTAGGTTTAGCACCAGGCTGTGTGGAATTAGCCCAAGGTTCTAATAGGTGACAATAGGATACACGAACATTTTGCAATAATACTTCAGTTGGTTGTGGAACAAATGACATAATTAATTACCCCCATTATTATCATTAGATACATTAAATATTTGCGCCGCAGTAGGTTGATTGGTAATCCGAGGGCGCTTATCGGATTCCTCAACTAGGGTAGGCTTGCCTGCTTTCTTAACTATCATGTCGCCTACCATATCATTAAATTGGGTTTTACCGATGGTCTTTTCCATCTGTGCCAATGTTAATGTCTTGCGTTCATATAGAATGCTTTCATCGATGCCAGCTTTGATTAAAGTATCTATAGCAGCATCGGTGTCTTGAAATGCCCGACTACCACGACCCTCTACAGCTTTCCAGCCAGGGACTGTCACCCCATTAAGAGATTCAGTGAGTGCATAGTCTTTCATATCCTCGAGCCAAGCAGCGACATCTTTCCCTCGACGAAGGTATTCACCGAGTTCTGTCATCGAGATAAGCCGAGGATCATGATTAGCAACTAGCGCGCTGTGTAATGAGTCATTTGCCTCATATCGGGCTTTGCACTGTTGTTTCGCCCTGCAGAATCTGCACCAGTCGCCGGGTTCAAATTTACCATTGCCAGACATAGCCTCATCTGCACGAGGTTTGACGAATGTATTACCCCAATCCAGTAATTCTGCCGTAGGGATTTCCCATTCGCTGATATTATTAACACGGGGCTGCACGATAGTCATTTTGACCGTATTGAACATATAGAGTAATCTATATGCATCAATCGCACCGAGGGCATATAACATCATTTGCGGATTGCGCTCCGCATCAACGACTACCCCTTTTCCGTGCTTATAATCAACGATGTGCAAGGTGTCTCCGGATAGAATAATACAGTCAGCCGTGCCGAATCCATCGGGCACATAGCGACTAAAATCAACGCGTTTTTCAATGGCTACTACTGGAGTTGCTGTGCAACCTAACATAACACCTTTGACATATTCAAGGTATGTTTCCGAGGTATCGTCCATTTCTGGTTGCCACAACTCATCTTTTTTGATTTTGTTGAACTTGCGAGTGTATGTGGATTTCGCCATGGCCGTTGTATACTTCTGTAGTTTTAACTCACACAGTTCGTGTGCCAGGGTTCCTTCCTTTGCATACACAGATGTACTATCGGGAAAGTTCTCCTCTAGAAGAGGGGCGGCGGTACAATGCAGCCACCGATGCGACCCCGATGCGTTTAACAATGCATGTGATCGTGGAGCCATTAGATTCTTGCCCCCAATCCTCTAATTGCATTTACTAATTCAGGGTATCTGTCCTCAGGTACTTGACCTAAGTATTGAACGCCAAATTGAGTCATTAACTGTTGCAATTCTACAGCTTTTCCGGCATCAAGCAATGGCGCAAGAGCCGCTTGAATTTCAGGCAATGTATACTTCTTAACTTCCTGAGATACAGGAGCGGTAACAGTTGTTTGTACAGGTGCGGCAGCAGTTTGTACCGGTGTATCAGTGGCCACGTTGACACCTGGTGCGGTAACGGCTACTTGAGTAGGAGTAACTTGTACAGCTGTATTAGATGTCGCCATAGATACAGAGTCTGGTTGCATAGCTACTGTTGTAGTAGGTACACCTTGATTTGCACCTTGCGGAGCTAGATTAGATACGCACATGGACGGTGCCGCTACTGTAGATACCACTGTATCTACCATGCCTGGGGCTTTATCATCCATTGCTCTATCGCTATCTACAAAACTTTTGAATTGATTTAACACAGCTTTTAGCTGATTATATACATCTAGTACATTAACTCCTTGAACTTCAACTTTAATCATTATTTAACTCCTCCTGAATATTAATAATTGATTGGTTATAATACGATTCTTTTAGCTCGAACCCTAAAGCCCTACGGCCCATACGAAGTGCCATAACTGGGACAGTCCCTATACCGGCAAATGGATCAAGTACGATATCATTCGGATTACTCCACAATTCGATGCATCGCGCCACCGTATCTAGCTGTAGCGGGCATATGTGACGTTCATCTTTATTGTCACGAGCCGCTTTATAATTCAGCGTATGCGTTTGACGGATGTCAGCCCATACAGGATTAGCGTATCGTCGCCATACTTGATGGCTATACATAGGCTCCGAATTATATTTTTGTTTTTTATCAAACAATTGTGGATCGGGCGCAGGACGTTCAATTCCTTTGACGCCCTCAGGTTCCTCCTGCCCGAAAAACTGGGTAAACCCTTCCGGGTGTGCAATAGGTTCTGGATTGTCACCAGGTTTACGCAACGTCACGATGTAATCAGGCGCCCCCATTCTACACATGGCAGAATCTTTTACAATTTGCTTGTGCAAAAGCCCCAGCGCCTTTGTCCGAGTAGCCTCAATGAGAGGGTCTTTCCAAATCGTGACGCGAGAATGCATCACGAATCCAGCATCCTGAAAGGCTCGAATAATGTCACCAGGAAAGTCTTTCATTCCGATAACACCGTCCCTGGATTTCGTGAGTGGTAAATCCATACAATGGACCGATACTAATCGCCCAGGCATTATTACACGATGTAATTCAGTAATTAAATACTTGAAGTGCTGCCAAAACTCGCTATCGGTAGATGAGTTGCCCATATCCCTATCAGAATTAGAGTAGACATACAAACTACTAAATGGCGGGCTAAATATGGAGTAATGAACGCTATCATCAGGTAGCCCTTTCAGCACTTCTACAGAGTCGCCATTATATATTGCAAATCGGGACTCAATTAACTGATTTAGCACGTTCACGTTGTAGGTCCTCCTTTGCTTTCTTATTTAGCGCTTGCAGCGTTGCGACTCCAGCAAGAGCGGCTATACATTTATTCATGCCTGCATCAACAGCTAATTTAGTTAATTTGGCTGCTTTTAACTCATTGATGTGGATGACTCTTATGTTATGAGCCTTAGCATAAGCTAGCTCTAAATTGCACCCGGTTGAGTTCTCCCAGCCGTTGCACATTACGATTGCATCGCAGCCACTTAGAAGGTCAATGCACCAGCCCATGCCGGTATCATAATCGACCTTATTGTACAGATGCCCAAACATATGTATAGGTGAAAGGAATATGTTATGCGTATCACTGCCAAAAGGTTCTTTTATTGGAAATACGCCCATATCGTCTTGCAGCCACTTTAATACAGAGTCAGCATTCTTTTTATTCTTAACCAATCCACCGAATGGATGGCTTACGTAAATTTTAGTCATATAACAGCCCTCATTTCTGCCCAGTTAGGTAACACCATCGGCACACACGGATTGTATTCCGTTGATTCCCGTCTAGTTTTAGATAATTCAGTACGAACAGCGTCACGGGTTAGTGCAATCATAGCGTCCCTCATTTTTATAGCATCCGCTTCCTTACGTTCGATGTTTGCTTTAACCGCGCCCTCCTTTTCGGAGATTACGATATATGCGTTCACCTCATGCTTCTGGCCAAATCGCCAGCATCGACGAAGCGCTTGATAATATTGCTCATAACTATCAGACAGCCCGACAAATATCATATTGTGGCAGTTTTGCCAGTTCATTCCGAATCCGGCGATACTTGGTTTTGTCACCAAACATTTTAGAAAGCCAGAACCAAAACCTAACATCATGCCTTGCTTTCGAGTTGCCTTATCGCTACCTTTAACATCCTCTGCTAGATCAATCATTTCTTTTAGAGTGGTCGATTCATCATTAAGGTCGCACCACACTAGCCATTGCTCATTAGATGCATTGACTAAATCAGCTGCTGCTCTACACCTTGATTCAAGAGATGTTTTGCGAGCTCTGCGGCGTTCCAGTAGTGATAAAGTAGGGACATCCTCACCCGTTTTATCAACAATAATTTCATGTACGTGTAACTCAGGCAATTCATAGCCATCATCTTCATAACCCAGGGATGCTGGGTTATCCAGCACAACTGCCCATGATGCCATCCACTCCCAAAAGGTATTTTCTGCATGGCCTTTCAATCGCCATTTAGCGGTATCGCTACCATCATGCGTGAAATACATGGATAGCATTTCATTACGGCTCATGATACCTAGGAACTCCGCATGATTGCCAAGCTCCATATAGTCATTCGGTGCGGGTGTTGCCGTACACGCTAGCCGATATGGCGTATTACTGAATCGATTAATCAAATCCGTACGCACTTTACCAGTGAATGATTTTAGGATACTCGATTCATCCAACACGACACCTATTAGATTGTCGGTGTTGAAGCGCCCTAATTTCTCGTAATTTGTAATATTAACGCCTGGCACAATGTCATCATCGGATTCGCATATAGTCACAGGAATATCGAAACGCTCACCCTCAGACTGCGTTTGATCGGCCACCGCTAATGGTGCTAATATGAGTACGGATCCACCTGTATGTAGATAAATCTCATACGCCCAGGACAGCTGCATTAAAGTTTTACCTAGACCGCAATCTGCAAATATGGCAGCTTTACCTTTTGCCAAGGCCCATTTAACAATATCTCGTTGAAAGCCAAAAAGATGTTTGTTTAGCATACCCGCATCAATAACAAATCCGTGAGATTCTGACATTTTAGACTTAGAGTTAATGAAAGCGTTATAATTCATCGACAGACGCCTTTACAGATTCATACTCAGCAAGTAAAGCCGAAAATTCTGGGTTATCTTTTGCAAGTAACCGATACATGGTCATACGTTCGGCGTTCTTAGCATTTTGTTCAAGTTTCTTTTCGATGTCTTCCAGCTTAGCTCGATCGCTTTCCCGCTTATCGCATTTAGAAGTATCGATAACAGAAATGACCTGTTTAATGACGTTCCCTTTGAAACCTTGCATCCGAACAGTATCAAGGTCTTTTGCCTTTTTCAAAACACGAGCAACGCCTAGTCCATTTCTTGATTTAACAACAACCCAATCACCAACACCAATATTGTCGATTGGAACATTTGTATCGGATTCGTAATATCTAAACCAAAATTCATCTGGGTTATGCACAGGCGTGTTATTTTGCCAGTAATAATCACTGGTATCGTAAGTAACTAATAAGAATTCCATAAGATATCCTTTCTGTGATATAATCAACGTAGAATAGTATTTTTCTAATTTGAGCTTGTTGATGTTGCTGCATCATCAGGCTCATTTTTTATGCCCAGGTTCTCGCATTCATCAGGAATGCAATAATCCTTATTCGGACAAGTCGTACAGTCTCGCAATTTAATCACCGCCTTTCAAAGCGCTTAAATCTGGCACCATCTCCGGCTTCCTATTTTCCCATGTGTAATAATCTAGACCTGCTTCTCTTAACGCATCTGCAGCAGCGCGTCCGGTTTGAGCTTCATCAATAATTCTGTAAGCGCTTTGTCTGGCGTTGCGTACTTTTGCTAGTCGTTCCACGAACGGCTTTAAGAGTTCACAAATAGCAGCCCATTCTTTTGGCGGCTTATGATAGCAACTTTTACATCGACTAATCATACGATCTATTAAAAATTCCGAAGTAGGCATACTAGCTAAAACGCTATCACCAAACCCTGCTTGCTTAATTTCTTTAGCCGCTTTCCGAGCTTCAAATAAAGCCTCTTCTAGACGTTTAAAAGCATCTAGCGACCTAATTTCTTTAGTCAACAAAGCTTCATATTCTTTTTCAATTGCATCGGTTTTATCAAGACTGACACGAGATACGAAGTCTCTTACCTTTTGTTTACTGATATAAGGTTTTGCCATTTTCTTCCTCCTTTTAGTTGTAATATGGATTCTTGCAATACTTCCCGTGAGTTCTTACCTTAGTTGTATACACAACGTCTTCACGTTCCTCGGCATCCATTTCGGCTTTATCTTTATAAAAGCCATAAATGGATATAACCAAGCCTATGAGTGCCTGTACTCCAAACTGTATATATCCTATCTGGTCGAGTTCCAGGGAACCCATAGATCCGGCGATAAGGAATGTACCAAATAACATGTAGCCCATTACTCATCGTCCTCCTCAATCCGTTCAGCTGTAATACCATCTGTAGTCACGATAATACGGATTTCCGACTCGTCGTAATCACACATAAAATTTTGTAACTCATATGCAGCATCCATAATATCGCTATTGATATTATTTAGAATTCGATCTGATTCGATTGCTTTCATATGGCGTTCCATAAGTTTTTGGTTTGCTGGAATTTCAGTCATAGTTACGTTCCTCCTATAGCATCAGCATTGATAAAATAGACGCTACTGCTGCCGCAGCTAAGCTTATATGCATTCCTGCATCAATCCATGTCATGATTATCCTCCTAATGAATTCCTGCGGATTTAAACTCCGCATCAACTACTTTCACGTCCCAACCTAGCGAATGGACAAGGAATGTTCTAAATCCCTCTTTATCGATGACAAAGCTACGGGATTTCTTACCTGGCGACTGCCAGGCGTAGGCAAATGGAAATCTATCTCTTGCGATTCCCTCTCGGGTTGCCGTTAGGCTAACACCAAGTACAGCCGACATTTGAGCGACCGAAATCACTTTTTTAATCATGTGCACTGCCCCTCCTTTTCTTCAATATGTTGCCTATCGGGTAACTTTATCTGCAAAAAAAATCCCCATTGGATCGCTAATCGGTAATATGCTGATTAGCTTTTCAATTTCAGTATTGTAAAATTTACCTTTTTTTAATCGATACCGAAACCCCCTATCAGTAAGGCCTATCTCGCGAGCTACCTCGCCCTGAGTTAATCCGCTCTCCACAATAGCCGCTTTCAATTTATTTACCGCAATCATTCATTTCACCTCCTTTATGTTTCCTATTAGGTAACTAAAGAATATCACATGTATTAGGACGTGTCAATACCTAATGGGTAACATTTTTATGTATTTTCAGAAAAATATTGCCTAAAAGGTAATAAAATGATATTATAAATGCATAAGGAGGTGAAGATAATGGGTACGATTAACACTCGCTTAAAGAAGCCACTAACTGAGTCGCAAATAGCATTAGCTAATAGAATCAGAAATAAGAGACTAGAATTAGGGTTATCGCTCCAGGAAGTAGCGGAGAAACTAGGGATTTCCAAGGTGACGCTGCAACGTTATGAAACGCTAGATATAGTTAATATCCCCGCAGAGAATATAGAGAAATTGGCGTTATTATATGACGTGTCCCCAGCATATATTATGGGATGGGAAGAAGATAATGCACATTTAAACTTCATTAATAATTCTGGCGTCGTCAGCGCATACCAATACGTGCCCTCCGCAGTATCTGCAGGGGCGTTAACTAATATAGAGGGTATTAGCACCCTCCCTACTGTATCAGTCCCAGACTTCATGATGGGTCGTTACGCAGGCAATAAGAATATCATACTTATGCCGGTTAACGGTGAAAGCATGAATAATGTTATCCAAAATGGCGCTATTATCGCCGTATTAAGAAATATAGATCTACCAGATATCCATGATGGAGATATTGTGGTTATTAAGAATGGAGGGGATTATACAGTTAAAAGATTCTATAATGACAAACAACATCAAGAATTTGTATTTAAACCTGATAGCTCGGATATGGCATTTCGGGACATCATATTTAGTTACGAGAATACAGATGACCTATATCTGATTGGTAAGGTTGTTATGTACAATGTGACTTTATAAGGGATTAATAAGGGAGATATTAGTATGTTAGCTAAGAAAGTAATATGTGGTCTAGGGATATTATTATCCTGTGTAGCTATTAATTATGCGAATTCTGGATTTGTTGATATGACACCGGATACATATGATAAAATATGGGCTATCGGCTCGAATTTCAAACCAGATAGAAAATTAGAAAATCCGGTATTGTACGGCATAGAACTTCGGAGCGGCGGCGGTGGCGCTGCATCGTTAATTACACCGGCCACGATAACGAAATACCTTTCCTATTCAAAAGATGAAAGACTTGTATTCCCTCCTGCGGATTTCAAGAATACGATGTTAAATAATAAGGATTACGTATACATCGCTACGTATGCGATGCATTTAAAGAATTTGCTTACCGGGGGCGTTATGCCCCAGTTACCTTCTCAACGGTTACTGATTGAGAAAGACGGCCAATATATTATGCCGGTTAAAATGGACACACAAATATACGATATGATGCCCCATAGCTATGCCATTGTGTATTATGCATATCCTAAAAATGTAATTTATAACACTCCTTACACGATTAAATTCATTAATGGTAACGGAGACCGCATCGAAATTCCAATTACCGCCGATAAGCTAAATAATCTTATCGACAAAGAATATAAGCTAGTATATCAAAATAGTGACCCAGAGTAACATTAATAATACCCCTATCACACGATAGGGGTATTTTAGGAGGTATATAATTATGGCCATGAAACGTGCTAACGGTACTGGCACCGTATATAAGATGAAACATAAGGCTCTACGCAAGCCATATCGAGCCGTGGTGACCCTTGGATATAGCTCCGAGGGTAAACCCTTACGAAAATCCATAGGCACCTTTGCAACGCAAAAAGAAGCGCATAATGCATTATCGGCTTATGATGCTAATGCTCCGCAATATGAAGTCAAGGATACGACCTTTGGCCAATGTTGGGAATGGATGATCGAAGATAAGATGCGCAAAGGGGTACAACTAGACAAAGGCGGTTACCCTCACAATAAAAAGAAAATGCTACATCTTATGAATATCCCCATTAAAAATATTAGATTAGCCCATCTACAAGCAATTATTGATGATCATAGCCACATGAGCGGGCCTGCGTTAGCACAGATTAAAACAGCCATGAACGGATGTTTTCTGGCAGCCATACGAAATGACATTGTTGACAAAAACTACGCTAGCCTAGTCACGTTGCCCGCAAAAGAAAAGTCAAATTTACATAAGCCATTTTTACCGGCAGAGATTTATGATTTATGGCAATTATCGGATACAGATGAATATGCAAGAATCATGTTATGCTTAATATACACAGGCATGCGACCTGGCGAAATTAAGTCAATAAAATTTGCTGATGTGCATATAAAGGAACGCTATATGATTGGCGGTATTAAAACGGATGCGAGTAAAAACCGCATCATACCGATAGCCAATTGTATTATGCCATTTATAAGAAAATGGTACAGCGCGAGTCGATTCGAGCACGGAGAGTATATGCTTCCGGCATCCACGCCTAAAAACATACAAATGGCGCTCAGCCGGTATTTAAAAATGAAAGTACCAGGGCATTTACCCCATGACGGGAGACATACATTCGCCACTCTTCTTACACAGATAGGCACGTCCGATGCTATGACAAAAACGCTAATGGGGCATTCGCATAAAGATGTTACAAATCAAGTGTATATTCATAGAGACGTCGATGAATTGATATCCGTTGTTAACCAAATACCGCATGGCAAGGCGATATTATCTGTGAAGGATGTTATCAAAAGGGCATGA